GCCAATCCGCGAAACGCCTTTTGAACCACCTCGCCGTTAGGTAGCGTGATGGCTGCGCCTTGTGCTGCAGTCAGGTTGAACTGACCCGTACCTGGCAACGTGAAGTTCAGATCTGTCGGGTCAACGCTGGCAACACTGGCCGCAAAGTTTGGCGCAACCTCAACGGTGTTGACTGCCTGCTGAGCTACAACGCTTGGCTCAATGCCACGGCCACCGACTTCACCGCCGGCTACAGCAAGCCGAAGTTGCTCAGTGACAAATTCTGTTTGCAGCTCAGCCAGACCTTGTAATTCACGAGAGGCATAAGCCGTGCTGCGATCTGCCCAGCCGTCTAGCGATTCCTTGAGCTGAGCAAGGATGACGCGCAAACGCTGCGCCTGTACAGATGACGGGCTGACGATGCCTGCGCCTGCGGTTGCCTCACCGAAATCAATCCGCTTCAGATCATCAACGGCGCTGATGATGATGGCGTTGTAATCCCGCACGATTTGCCGCGCAACAGCATTACTGAACCGGTTCAGATCAATGGCGTTGCGGTAGATATTGGCAACAGGATTGCTGCGGTCAATCTTCCGCTTGAATTGCTCAAAGTTGAGCAGGCGAGGTGTAACGCCCGATTGCGTCATTGCATTTCATCGTCAAGGCTTTCCCCGCTTGGGGTTTCCTCGCCCATCACGTCTTCAGAGCCAAGGTTTTCAGGGCCGCCAAGCTCAATCAATCCACCCGATTGCGTGGCTTCCAGCTCTTCCTCAACATCAAAGTCGTCGCCCAGCACTTCGCCTTGAGCGAGCTGATCAAGCAAGGTTTTTTGGCTGATCACGCCAGCGGTGTAGGTCTGCAGCAACGCAGTGATTTCGGCAGGCTCAAGGCGTGCACCGATGAAGTCACGATTGACGTAGCTGCTGCCAGATTGCGCCTGGCCGAGGAAATCAGCATGGAAGCGCAGACAGTTATCAATTAGATCCTGTACCTGCTGCGCAATCACCATCATGGTGGAATCGCCTTGGCTGCGATCAATGCGCTTTGCCTCAGCTGTTTCGGCGCCTAACTTCTGACCCAAGACAGCAGCTAAACCAAGTTCATTGATCTGTGCAGCAAGTTGAGTCAGACGGTCAAACTGCGACCTAAAGCTGTTGCCGCTTGGTTCAATGTATTCAGCACGGCCTTCAGACGGAAAGGCAATAGCTTCACCAGGACCGGCACTTACCTCCTCGGCACTAGATGGAAAGCCGAAGAACGCCAGCATCGGCACCGCCGAAATATGCAGCATGTTGTCCAGATCGCTCTGGATTTGGTAGGTCTTGAGGTTCAGCTCAGCAATATCTTCCAGTGGCGGGCGTGATTCCAGTAGCCCAATTCGGTTTGAGTAGGCGGTGGCGAATGGAATGTAATCAAGGCTGGTAGTGCCTTCTGCCACTTTCTCAAAGCTGCCGCGTGTGTCGTCTTGGCGGAACAATGCGTAGGAACCTGGCCTAAGAACACGCACCTGCTCTACAAGTTTTTCGCCGTATTCTCCATCCGCGACGGTTACACGCTCCATCAGACGAAGCTGGGTCAGCTGTTGTGCGCCGTTTACCAATTCAGAGCGCCAGCCAAGAATGTCACGCGGCGAATAAGTCACCCAATACGGCCGCAATGCTGAGGCGTCGGTGATGTTTTGAATCTCACTGTCGTCTTGACTGGGAAAGTCAACAAGCACACCAGCGTGACCGTAACGGATAATTTTCCGCGCCAGTTCGTAGACGTAAATGTTCAGGTCGTTGCCCTGCAGGTCTACATCAAATAACTGCTCACGAATAACATCAGGCACGTCGTCAAGACGCACAGGCTTGCGAGTCAACATGCCCGCCAACATGCGTTCAAGCCGTTGGTAGTACGGCGGACAAACAGAACGCGCTAGGCGGTTGTCGTAGCTGTCGTCTTGCTCGCGTGGCTCCTGCGGCAGATAACGCCGGTGTTTGCGGCGCATTCCATAGGTGCCCTGCAACAGGTCTTCGATCAGGATCCAATGCGGCTCTTGTGCAGACCAAGCTGCGTTGGGATCTTGAACCTGCGTGGCTGTGCGCGCCAGATTCCGGTCGTAGTGCCTGAAACCGGTGTACGTCATCTTTTGCGCCTAGCCATGCACAAAGTCTATGGGTATAGGTTAATCGTGAATGATGGCTGGGCCTCCGATACCGCCACACACGGCGTTCAGCCTTACGGTCAGAACCGACCCAGCAGATTGAATTTAACCGTGGGCTTCGGCGGTTTGAATTTCTTCGTCTAGGGCGTCGCCAGCTTCATCAAAGCCTTCGTCGTATAGCCACTGTTGAACAGCGGTGAGCATGGCGGCAGCAGCAAGGCTGAATTCGTAATCACCGTCGGAATCAACGGCGGAGTCAAAGGCGCCTTGAAGATCGTGCCAGAGGTGCTTGGCCATGAGTCGGGTGTGGCAGCCCGATGCCAAGGCAGAGCGGGAACAGGATCAGGTTAGCCGTGATAAGTAGTTCACAGATTGTCTTGCGCCCAAGCCAATAATTCAGATCGAATCCAAAGGCCGTGCGGCCATCCTTTTTCGTCTTGAGTTAAGTGCGGCGCGTATTCAGGAAGTTCGGTGTCACGGATGGTTTCAAGCCAGCCGCCACGGTGGTGAAGCGCCAAGCGAACGGCGCTGACAGTGCGAAATTTCATGCGTGTGCGTGGTACGGGGTCGCCCCCATATAAGGAGTATACCCTACCGTCGGCCACGCGTCAATAAAGCCTGATGCCCGTGCTACGGCCAGCGTTCGCCTGCAGCGGGTTGAACTCACGCCAGACCACATACCCCAAGGCATCAACCATGTGATCGTGCCCGGCCTCCTTATCCGGCTCGCCTTTCTCCGTCCAGCTCTGTAGCTCAAGGCATTCGATCAACCTCGGGCAGCCCTGGCTTACGGTCAGCCTGACTTCGCCCTTGCCGTTTTCCAGCAAAGCCTGAACAGCAGCCACCCGATCACGCACGGCAGGGTTAGACCGCCCAGATTGATTGCTAAACCCGTACTGCTCAAGGATTTGAATATCGGTACGGGATGCGTTGGTTGAGCGGTTACCACCCGAGGCATCGGGATAAACGTAAATGCGGTGCTGTGGATACCGGCGTTTGATTTCTTGCGCCAGAGCATCAGTGTCATGTGCGCCGGTGATTTCATCAACAATCGTCAGTCTGTTGCCGCTACGCACACCAATCACAGCGGACATATTGCCAACGTTGAAATCAACCCCGATTCGCAATGGTTCGTCACTGAAATCAGCGACAGATGCAACGACGTGTTTACTGCGATCAAAGCGGTCGTATACCTGGCCTGTATTTAAATTCACCCACTGTCCTTCCAGATAGGACTTAATTAACTGCGGCGGATAATTCGCCATCAGGCTGTCAACAAACCCGTCAGGCAAGAACGGGTTATCCATCGTGCGAGCACGGATCAACGCAGTGTCTGCACCAGCGTTGCGGTCAAAAGTGTCGAATGCCCAGCCGTAACCCTCAGGCGTGGTAGCGGCATAGAACTGCTGCACGTTGCCAGCACGAAGACGGGCAAGGGCCATGCGTGTGGCCTGTTCTGCTACCCGCTTGTTAGCCGTGTCCGCTTCGTCAAAACCGATAGCGCAAAGGTTCTGGCCACGGATGCGATTCCACGTTTCCATCGTGCGCAGCAGGATCGTGTGGCTGCCCTCGGCAAAGTGCAGCGTGTACTCCGGCAACGGGCTGACGCGGAAGTCAAACGGTATTTGCCACTCTTCTAATAGGTCATCCATCGTGCGCTGCAGAATGTCCCGCAACATCGGGGCGACCGGTTCAAACAAGGCGCTGACGTACCCGACATTCAGGGCAGCCATGTGAACTGCTTTTGCGACTAGGCCGTGCGTCTTGCCCGCACCAAACCCGCACACCAGGGCGAGTTTGCGGTGCTCAGTGTCTTCTAAAAACTTCTGCTGATGCGGCAGGAGATCTGTTTTGACACGGGCAATGGCCTGCGCTGCCGTTGGCAGGTTTTCAGCAAAGCCAGGAATAGCGAGGATGCTGCGCTGCTCAACAGCGGCTAGAACGCTCACGCAATCAGCTTGGCCAATTTGGCCATCGTATTGATGCAACCAAGGGCAATATGTAACTGACCAGCCTTGCGGGCTTCCATGTGGAGCGTGCTGGTTTGACTCAGCAAATCTGCCAGCATTTGCGTGGTGTCATGCGCCCAGTCTTCCCGTATTTGTTGACGGGCAAGGTTGATGTATTTATCAACGCTTCCTGATGA